AACATTCCAAAGGCCATAAGGTCTTTAAAATCAAATTGATTTTTATTATTGTCCATCAGCACCACCCCCATTCTATGTAGAATAGAGGTCATCCACCCTGTAACACGGTTGTTCTATTGATTATATTATCATATCCTTTTTAATGTATCAATCCAAAGCTGACCATCTTTCTTATTTGGGTTCTGTATATGTAAGTGCCTGTGTGCTGTCTTTCACCCCTCTTGTTGTATGGTCAGTTACAACACCTAAGATTACAAGCACTGTAAATACTGCATTTACAACCACAATCAACCTATTCCCAAGTTCGTTTAAATCTAATGTGTACCCAAATACTGCTGCTACTGCTTGTACTAATAACAGTACCGCCGGAATAATTGCAAGCCAAAACTGCTTGTTTTTTAATCGTACTTCCCAGTTAATCTTTCTTGTCATTTTTCATTTCCTCCTAAAAAATCATTGAAATTAAATAGCCAGCTAACGCCGAGATAATTGTCGTAATTACCAATTCCCAACGCTGTGCCGGCTTTCTTTTTAATTCTGCTACGTCTTCATTCAATCTTTCGATTGCTTTGTTTGTGTGATGCATCTCTTTCGTAAGACCAACCATCTCATTTGCGAGTTGGTGTACCGAATCCACAATCTTTTCCACATCATTCATTCGATGTTTTAAAGACCCGATTTCATTCCTATGATCCGCAAGAGTTACTTCTACTTCTGTGTCATTCATATTTCCCTCCAAATATTTATTGCAAAATAAAAAGACCATTACGGTCCTTTTACTCTGCCAGCTCTGGCACTTCCAAATCTACCAGTAACTCTTTTACCTGATCACGGATTTTTGCCGGTACGTCTTCGATTTTCTTTTTCCCTTTTACAATTAATGTTGCGTAAATCACTACCATATCTTTCACCTCCTTTCGCCAAAATATCTTCAGAAAAAAGAGTATAAAATTAATCATGTTCTCTCTCCAATAATGACCTTACTTCTTCTCTCAGATTCTCCGGTACGTCCTCAATTGTCTTTTTCTCCTTCTTGATTAAATCGGCATACACCTTTGCCATATAAATCGCCATGTTTACACCTCCATCTTTTCGTATAATTCACAGATTGCCATTTGCAAGTCTGTTACTTGTCTATTTGCAGCTGCTAATGCTTTTTCTAGTTCCAAGATTTTTGTTGCATCATCTTTTTCTTTCTGCATCATCTCTACTTCCCAGATGCCCCCTGCTTCCTCTTTCAAATAGGACAGCTTATTATATTTTTCAAAACTCTCTACCTCTGTATGATTCTCATACATGGTCATCTTTTCCGTAGCAAACGTGTCTCCAAACAGTGCCTTTAGCTGCTCCGATGTTGTCAGAATCACTCTGATGTGTAGCTTATCCTCTCCTACTTTGGTTACAGACTGAGTCTCTAATGTTCTTCCGTCATTAAAAAACAATTGTTTCATTTTTGCACTCCTTTCTTTTCACCGTATCGGTATCCGTATCGATATCCATACTTCTTTCCATTCTCATACTCTTCATGTAGTGAGACTTCTATTTTGAATGTTTTTCCTGCATCTACTAGATTCGGCGTTACTTTTATCTCATCAACATATATCATACTGTCTCCTTAATCTGTAACATCAACTACAATCTTGAATGTCTTTCCTGCATCTACTGGATTTGGCGTAACCTCTACAGAGCGAATTACCGGTGCATCGGGATCATATTCTACTCTTCTTGTCACTTCTGAATATTTTCCGGCTTTATCCGTTGAGCGTATAACAATCGTGTTTGCACCTTTCTTTAGTGTAAGCGTTTTGCTAAATGTTCCATCCCCTGCTACACTTACTGCTCCCTGATCTACCGCATTTAATGTAATCTTTACAGTACAAGCCGGACTGGTTACATCATTTGTATTCCCCGATACCACGCATGACTCTTTGTTTGTGATCAGATTATCCGTCGGCGAGGAAAGATTTAATGTCGGCGGAACCGTATCGACTTTGAATGTAACTGTTTTTGCAGCCGCTTTATTTCCATCAAAATCCGCCGCATTGATTTCTATTGTGTGACTTCCATCTTTCAGGGTGATCGTATGCGTACACTTATACCCATTTGTCACCTTCGTTTTAGTAGGTGGCACGGAACTTGAATCCACTTTCATCGTAATTGTATCCGGGTTCACTCCACTGTCGTTATCTGTTACGGTAAATTCGATTTCCACGGTGGTATTCGTCAGGTATGCCCCTGCTCCCGGCTTTGCAACTGTAATTACTGGTGCTACCTTTTCATTTACATCCAATTTCATTTTTGTGCCAAACGTAGTGTTGCTTTTATCGATTGTCGTCACATTTCCTGCCTGATCCTCTGCTTCCAGAACCATTGCATACACATGTTCCGGCTGATTATAGCTTGATTTGGTTGGTGCCGTAATCTCTTTTTCGAATTTTCCAGTTGCGCTATTTTTTGTTAATGTATATGTCTGCCCATTTAAGGACAGTGTTATTGTTTTTACTGCCATTCTCCTAACTCCTTTCTTTTATCGCAAAGGTGCAAATGAAAAATAATGAGGACCTACCGCACCATAGTCATATTTAATTACATGCCCTTTTTGAACAGGTGCATTTAGCATAACCGGTAGTCCATCCACAGTAACTCCCGCTGCCAGGAATTCATCAATTGTAACGTCCTTCAGATTTGCAAACGTAACTGGCTTCGAACCATCGTTCGGTCTCCACCACAGATACACAAAACCATCTTCTGGTACTGTATAATTATTCGTGTTGATTTCTTTCCATTGACCAAGACGATAGGTCTTTTTCTCCAATTCGTCAATCTTATCCAACAACCCTTTATTCGTTGCATTCACAGTGAACATCTGCTCCACTTTCACAATACTTAAGTTTTCAATTTTCACTCTCCAAAGTGGCAACTCTCTTACCTTACTCCCATTATACAAGTCCCCCTTTGTCACTGCTGGATCTGTTGCCGTAGTGCCCGCCACGCCTTTCTTTACTTCCAAAACAAACGCGTCACTATCCGAACCAACTGTGAACTTTGCAACAATTAGGTCATTTCTCTTTTTCCCGGAAACACCATTTTCAATTGTCATGTCCGTGTAATCTCCATATACAGTACGTGCAATATGTCCCTGTACATTTAACACTCCATTCCCAACACGTACTTTGTTGTTACTGATTACCGTGGTCTTAAATTTTTCGCCAATATCAAACACACCATCGTTGCCGATGATGCTTTGATAAATCGCCGCATCGTCTTCCGCGAAAATATGCGCTTTGTCAGCAGCGGGTGTGTTCAGCGTTAATGCTTTCAGTGCCATTTACTCATCTCCTTTTATCTTGTATTCTATTTCAGCTCTTCCATCCTTTATTTTCAGGATTTTGCCGATAATCGGCTTTACTACGCTCGTTCCGGTTACCTGCTCTCTTCCGCCTATGATATCTCCCATTTCCAAATCAATATCATCTATGGTTAAATCTACGCTTTTATAGTTCTGTAATTCTTTCAACCGTTTCGCTCCATCTTCTTCCAGCTGTTCAAGTTCTGCGCTGGAAAAATCATAGACTGCCGCACGTTCCGCAAGTCCTGTGTAATATTGTTGTCTTCCCACACTTCCATCCTGCTGGACATACAAATGCAGCACAATACGTTCTTCATTCTGCCCTTTCCCAACACATACCAAGTGATTTATCCCCATTCGATAATCCTTTATGTCAAAGTTGATATTACAGTCCTGATCGTATTGCAGATAGTCAGAATAATCTACCACCGAAACCGCCTGTATTTCTACATAGCCATATGGATACCCCTCTTCCTTTCGGTGGCTGATCTGCAGTCGGTGTCCTTTTGCGTCCAAAAACTTCATCATCGCATCATACAGCGACACATATCTGTCTACCTTCCAATTATTTAAGATTACCTTTGTATTTACCTTTGGTACAACAAAAAGAGAACCGAATCGATCTGCAATTAATGTTCTGATTACATCGTTCAGTTCCCCATTTAAGATTAGGTGGTCAGACCCAGAAGGCGGCTCTATCACTTTCTGCGTCAGTAATCCTCTCCATGTATATCCACTCCATACAATTTCATTACTTTTGGTGATTACCCTCATACTCTCTAAAATGCCGCCATACTCTGTATCTGGCACGTACACGCGGCATCCATAATCACACATTTCCCTTTTCCGTTCGTCTAGGCTCATGCGAATTTCAAAATCATTTGTATCTCCGATGTCTAAATCAGTTTCACATTCTATGTATCCTTTCTCTTCTCCGACGGCTGTCGCACTTATCATCTGTATCGGAAAGATTGGCTTGTTCAAAACCTCCACCATTTTTACTTCATCGGTTCGATTTCCTGCGTCATCTTCCGCTGAAATCCGAAGGGGATAATAGCTCTTAAGCTCTGCCGTTTTCAATTGCTGTTCTGGTGCTTTTGCTTCCCCTTCATATATAGTGTCCTTTTTATGCTCCAGCTCTTTTGTTTCGCCGTTAAAGCTTTGCGTTACACGCTCTACCATTCCGGTTCGCTCCTTTCTTTGAATAGTGTAATATCAAAATCAAACTTTCCATCCCAGCTTACAACTTGTTTTCCCGGGAGAATCTTTTGAAAAATATCAAGTCCACGATAATGAAACAAATTTACTTTCGTTCCATTCATCATGGTTTTTATGACGGTCTGTGCCATGCTGTCAACTTCCAGATACTCTCCATCCTCTAAGATAGTATGCACGGTGTAGATACGTCCTCCGATAGCAATCAAGGGATTTACGCATGGTCCATAAATTCTAAGTCGAAATTGCGCCGGCGCAAAATGTTCATTTAAGATGTATGTATCTTTCATTCCACTTGCATACCGGTATCCATACCGATATCCATACCGTTTGTTGCTTGTGGATGTAATATCTGCAGACTTGAAAGTGTAACTAGTTTCTTTGATCCATAACGGGTGATCTGTTATGATTCCGTACTCACATTGTATAATCTGATCCGCTCCCCAATTATCCTTCTCCGAAGACTTTATATAGCAGACCATATATTGGTCATCTATGTATAAACGCCCTGGAGTGCCTGATAAGATATCTGTTTCGAACATTTCTGTCAGAGCATTCATATGTTCTCGTGCACCTGCTTCTCTACTTCTGTGCACATCAATATTTAATGCTTTTTCTTTTACAGTGTATCC